GATCTGGGCAGTGCTATTATCAGAAACAACATGCGGCAGAAAGCCAAGCATGTTCTTAACGGCCACATTCGGGCCGCGCTGTGTCAGGCCAAAAAGGTTTTTAGCTGCCATTGCCGAGCCTGCAAAGAGACAGAGCATTGCGGTAAATACAAGAAATCTTTTCATTTTATACCTCATAATAGGGGGCGGGGAATACCCCCACCCCCTGTTGACTAGCTGGATACTTTGACGCGGGTTAGGTTCTTGATCAGTCCAACGACCTTTGCCGAGTCGGGAAGGACCGTCTTGGAAGTCGTCATATAGAACTTCCGAGCATCGCCGGTCTTTGCCAGCTCTTCTCTTTCCAACGGTCGGAAGGTCTTGCAGGCAACGCGCTTGGAGTCATACACCGTGCAAGCATCATACGAAACCTCCCCGGACACGTCCGGCGCGTTGAAAAGCTCGGGAACCACGGCAACAACCCCGAAGTCGGTCTCCAAGATGTTGACGATCATGGTCAGCTTTTTCGCGCTGGCATCGGCGTTTACGGTCACGCGGCCCTTATCGGAAAACGCGCTGATCTTACGCTTCTGCGCCGGGGGAGCAAGCACGGTATCGGGCTTTGCGCCATTTTCAAACAGAACCTGCATCACGTCCAAGAGGATGTCTTCGGTGATATGGTTGGTAGCTGCCGGGGTCTCATCAAAGTCGTAGGTCGCTGCGGCGGCGGCAAAGGCTTTGATCCCGTTCATCTTGGCTGCAACAGCAGCCGTCCCCGTGACGATGGTGGAATTGAGCATTGCGTACTCAATATCCCTAGCAAGCTCCTTGGTCTTGAGGCCCTGGATTCTATTGATTTCGCTCTTCCTGGCATACTTCTTGACCTTCTCCAGATCCTTGGAAATCTTAAACTCTTTCTGGAACCGCTGGACCCGGTTGGACACAACAGCGGGAGCCGCAACGGTGGCGGTAGTCACGTCTGCGCCCTCAATCTGCGCATTTTCAGCGGCATCTGCCAAGGAGTCTTCCAGCTTCTCAACAAGGCCGTTTTGGGTTGTGGTTTCCTTCCGAATGGAAGTGAAGAAAGGAGTATCGGTATAGGCGATCAGAGCAAGCTGATTGTCTACATCTCTCGGAATGCTCTTGTCATAATTACTAGTTACGGTGGTTACGGTTACATCAGACATTTTTTGATCCTCTTATATATCGCCAAACGCAGCAGATAGCATCTCTCCAACGCTTCCAAAGTCCCCATAATCAACGCGCTGCTTTGCGCTCTGGTATCGCTGTTTGGGCGACTTTGGGGATTCCGGGGGTGCGCCTCTACCCTGCAACCTTGGGGCTTTGCGCTCCCTCGTGGTGGCTGCGGGGGCCTTGGCTGATGCTGTCCGCCTTGTCTGGGCAATGTGTTGTTTTGTTTCCGCGTAGGCTCTTTGATAGGCTACGGGGTCAGACAGTAACGTTTGCCTGATCTGCTGCGCTCGATCAAAATCTGCCTGCGCGATCTCCATGAGCCGTTCCTGCATAGCAACATCAACGGACTCAAACTCCGGGTCGCTCCGTGCCTGGGCGATGGTCATTTCCATCGTCTGCTGTTGCGACTGCTGCTGTTGCTGCTGGAGTTGGGGGGCTAATTCTTTAAGCACCTCGGCCTTGGCACGTCTGACGGCCTGCTCTTGAAGTGCCTCAATCGGGTCTTCCGGTAGCGGTTCCTCGTCCTTGGACTGTGCCTGCATCTTCTGTTGACCGTATTGAGAGATGTAGCCCCGAAAATTGGGGTCATTCTGGATAAGATGGGCAATAGGCCCGAGGGCTTCTGCCTGCCGCATCTTCTCGGACAATTCCTGGGACTTCCGAGTTGTAAAGGCTTCTCGCTTCTGCTCAAGGGCTATAAACCGAGATTTTGCCTCTTCGGGCAGTGCTTCAAACTCTGCCCTCTCTTCCGCTGACCAGTACGCCGGGAGCTGATAACTCCCTTTCTCCTGCTCACCTTCGGAGTCAGCTTCCTTGCCTTCAACGTCCTGCTCTTCGCCGCCCTGCTCTTCCTCCTGAGCCTCTTGGTCCTCGTCATCCTCTTCCGAGTCCGGGAGTTCAATGTCATCAAAAAGCTGTTCTTCTTCCGCTCCAATGTCCTCGGCCAACTCGTCTGGCCCGACCTTCTCAATTTCAAATGCCATTATCTGACCTTCCCCTTGCGCTTCTTCGCGCCGTTGGTTTCGTCGAGCTGTTCCTGGGCAATTTTCCCTTGCCGGATGTCGGAAGCGATTTCAGCTTCGATCACGGCCAGAAACTCCCGGAACTGTGCCAAATCCTTGAACTTCTCTGTCGCTGTCGATGATAGTAAGATCATCTCACCGTTGACGCGATCCTTTAGCCGCTTGACCATTTCAGCCCAGTACGGATCTTCCTTGATTCTCTTGGCATCGCTGGCCTTGGCTATGAGCGCATCAAGCTCTTTTCGATCCTTCTTCATCTTTTCTCCTTGACGGGGGTAATATTGTGGGGGGATGTTATCTCAAAAAACCTTTGCGGGTGTCTTCGTCCAGTAATGGGATTGTGGCGGCCCCTGTTGCTAGGCCCGGACCTACAAGGCCGTGCATGATGTTGGGGTCGGTTGGGGAGTAGGTGCCACGGTTGCCGGTTGCTGATTTGATTTGCGTGGGGTCGAAAACAATATATTGGTCTTTCGCAAACTCTTCCAGCCCCTGTGAGGCGGGTCGTCCCTTCAAGTCGTCGGCAATAATGCGTATTCCGTCATATCCTTCCTTTTTTAGATCATCAACGAAGGCATCCATTTGTTCAGGTGTCTTCATAAAGCCATAGGCTTCGTCATAAGTGCTTGATACGGGCAGCACGTTCCTAAATTCTTCTGCACTAATCTCGTATGGTTTTTTGAGACTAAGGTTTACCGGGACAATGCTTGCCCCGTCCCGGTAATTATCTCCAACACCAAAAACTACACCCGAATTATCTCTTGCATAAATATCTGCTGTCTTTGGGTTCTCAGTGAAATAGGTGCCAAGTCTGGCGGTTGGGTGCTCTGTTACTGATCCCAGACTATCCATATCAAAGGCATCAAAGTCCTGCCCCGTCCCATGATAAACCGTCAACGGCTCCCCGGCATCATCCACGACCTTTGAATCCCCAAACCACCGCTTGAAATTCTCCGCTCTCTCCGGGCTATCCATGGGCAGAAATCCCTCGCTCCGCGCCTCTCCACCGCCAGCCCCCGCACCCGTGCCTATTAACCCTTTAAGCCGGATAGCGTCCTTCGGCTTAAAGGAGATAAGTCCATTATATGTTTTTACTCCAGAGATACCGTTCGGCTTAATTACCCGCTCGTACATCCATTGCGTAACGGGGGAACTGTCCCACCCGCCAGCACTATCTACGATGTTTTCAGGGTTTACGCTTTCAAGAATGTTTTTCCCTGTGATCCCATAATCAGTGAAATCATCAGGCAGAGTGCCTGCTTTGTAATCTTCTGCATACGCCTTGAGAATATTCTTCTTCAAAGACTCAACCTCGGGATACATGCCCTTGCTCGGATTGATCGAATAAAGATTGTTCCCATAATAAGGCCAAACCTCTTCGGGAACCCCCTCGACGTACATAGAGTGCCCCCATTCGGATTCTACGGGGGCATCTTCTGGTCGTGCACGATAAAATCCCGTTTCGGGCAACGCTTCAAAGGCTTCGTCATCCATTCCCTCAGAGAAAAGCCGCTTTGCGTCGTTTAGCTTCTCAATGTCCTCTTTTGGCAAGAACCCTTTGCCCCGCGCCTCAGAAGAGGCAACGTTTGGCCGATACATGCTCTCAGAAATTGACAGGTCTTTGTTTGCACCCTTGTTCTCTACAAAGCCAAAACGCTTGTAGAAATTCTTGAGCCGTGCCTTGGAACCCCCAAAGTCAGCAGACGGGGAAAGCTCAATCTGCTTTCCAGTGCTGTCTGCGTAGTCGATTAGCTCTTGCATAGCCTCGGTTCCCATGCCCTGCGACCGGCTACCCTTGGGAACAATGATCTTATCTAGGCGTATGCTGTCCTTGCCCTCGTTGACAAAAGACTTGATCCCCCTTTCGGCCCATGATTGTTTTAGCGCATCAACTCCGTGTTTGCCCCCACCGATAAATCCACCGGCATTCTTTGCGACGGATAAGGGCATAACGAAGTTACTCACAACATCCATCAGATACCGATCATGCTCAGGAGTGCCGGGCTTTGGCTCCGGGGCGGGGGATCGCCCAAATAGCAGATTGCCGGGACCATGAGGAAACGCGGCCCGGAATGCCTGTCCTGTAAACCCGCCCGAACTTGCCGCCTTAACCGTTGCCGGATTGCGGCTCATTGCATCGTAAATGTCCATTTATCCAACCATTTGCTGCTGTTGTGGCATTTGGCGCATCGGTGGCCCCTGGGGAGGCATGCCCTGCGCCTGCTGCGCCTGCTGCATCCGTGCCTGCATCTGCTGTATTTGTTGCTGTTGCGCCTGCATCTGCTGTTGCATCTGCTGTAGCGTGTCGAATTGCTCCGGGGAGAGTACGAGGTCATCAAAGGAGCTCCCGGACAATTTGCCGATCTTCAATTCTGTCTTGATTAAATGCTCCGGACCCGCCGCGCCCGCCGGGATCAACACTGCTGCCAGCTTCTGAAAATGGGCTTCGAGCATCTGAATCTTTTGAATCCGGTCATTTGGGCCGACTCCCACTTCGATTTGAACATCAGAATCCCCTCCGATCTCCTGGGGCTGGATGACAGTCACCTCCCGGCCCCTGACAGTGACGGGAGCCTGCGGAGGCCAGAGTTTGTTGATTTCAAGAAAGTCCCGGATCACATATCGCAGGGGATCGCCTAAGATCGTTGCATACAGCTTTTGCCGCTGCTGGCCCGCGTTTTGCAACGCTACGGTCCCGGTTGCAGTCTTGCCCATGTTGTCTGCTGTCAGGCCCTGATTGAGACTGTTGACGCCCGTTCTGCGCTCAAAATCAGAACGAACCATTTCGATTCCTTTGAGCAGGGATTCTCCGGGCTGGTCGGGCCGGATGACCTCGTGATCTGCGCCCTTCATTGCAGTGATTACGTCGCCAACGCTTCTGTCTGCCCATTCATCAGCAAAGCCGGGGTCTGACGTGACCATTGTTCCGTAAGAGGCATCCGCACTAGCATCAACATAGATACGGCGTAGGTTGGTCATCTCGTTTTGGTCGTCTTTCAACATTAAGGGGAGGGGCTTACCTTCAAATCGAAAAGGAACCTCGAACAGGCACCCTGACCGGAAAGGGGGCCGCCCGTAGGGGTTCTCTTCGGCATGAAGAATAACATCCCCACACCGCCAGATAATGACCGGCTCTGCAATCCCGTCATTATCTACGTCCAAACGCGTATAAATTTCATCGACGTAATATCTCCGGTTCGGTCGGCTCCGGGGGTCATCATCATAGACATCATTCATCCCCATTGTCTGCCAGTCCAACCCATCGACCGTGTACTGTCTGTCCCGCTCTGCATCCAGCTCGGGAGCTACGAGGGTATCAACGCCTTCTTCATCAACCCGCTTTGCCGATCCCTTGCGATACAGCCCGGCAAGCTCCCCGCGCTTGATTTCGTCGAGGGTCTTTTCTTGCCGGTGGATCACAATGGAGCAGGAGTCGATGTCCGTACCGTCCGGGGAGCGCAGGAACTCCCATGGGGGCACGGCAAGGATACGAGGCCCACGGTACTTGACATCCTGCCGGACAACCTTGACTTTTTCAAAATAGACCAGCTTCTGCCCGTCAACCGATTCTTCCACCTCGTCGTACAAGGTAGCCTCTGCCGCTGGATCGGCCTCTATCTGCTGCATCTGCTCAAAAGTCAGGCGGTCGTAAGTCTCGGTTGTAGCGTCCTTATCTTCGTCGAAATAGGTCTTCATGATGCCGTTATGGTACATCAGGGCCGTTGAAACATACTCCCGGATCGCCTTTGCCCCGTCTTGCTGCCGGAACATTTGGTAGCGAATCAACTTCTTGAGCTTGTCGGCCCGATCCCCGTCATCCATCTGGACAGTGAAGAAGTCGGGGTGGGTAAAAATGTCAATCATGCCGGGTTTTAGCCATTCAATCGTGTCAAAAACCACACTGGCCACATACTGGCTAAAGCCCTCTTCCTCGTTACCGAGCGGGAGCCGGTGATATAGCGCGTCGCAGCGCTCTCTCTCATTGCTGAGCTGCCCGGCCCAATCTTCAGCCCTTTTTATGTCGGGCTCGATAAGCCGAATTAGTTCATCATCAGAAATTTTGATCTTTGGCATGTTAGCCCTCTGACAAGATAGTCAACCCACAGTCAACACTTGGAGAAATAGCTGCAATGGGTCCATCGTAAATGTACTGTTCACCCGTTGCCATGGCCTGTGTGGTCGTACCGCCCGAAGGCAACGTAATTGTAAGCGTACAAGCTGTATCTGTGGACAAGTAATATTTCGAGTGGTACCCGATAGGATATACTTCGTCAGCTTCAAGCGTGTGTCTTTTTCCGTTTATCATACGTCAAATTCCTCCTGTATAGGCATTGCCGCATCTTTGGTTTCCTGCTCTACTATAGGCCCATGTGCTGATTCCATATCACCAAGCATGGGTATATCTTGCTCAAAAATAGCTGCATAAAAAAGCCCGTCTGTTCCTTCCGTTGCGCTCGTGTACCGCTGTGTTGGCCCGGACGGATAGCCTTTGAGTGCTGACATTTCGGCGTTCCATACATCGAAAAGGTCTTGGGTATAGAATGTTATGTATTTCATCTTATGCTCCTAGTATTGTGAGGCACTGGTTTACCACTGCTTGCTCGTGGGTTGTTAGGGTTTTGTTGTATACTGCTTGAGAAGATATATTTCCATTCAAATAGTCCGTTCTTCCTTCGTATCTTGTTAAAGACCCGCAACTCATACGCACAAGATCGCCATCTGGTGATCCTGTAAAAGAATCCTCTAATATAGTTATGCCATTTACCATGAAAAACCTTCCCGTAGACCCAAAATTTACTATAGTCGCGTGTAGCTGCCCATCTATAAAATCGGCATTATTTGAATCAATACTGTTAATACTATCATTAATTCTTGTCATCAAATAACTTGACCCAGTAACACTGTTTGTTATATGTGCCTCGTAATAATCGTTTGCATTATTCGATGATAAAGACCAAATTCCCATATGGTCTTGCACTAAATTCGGCTTTATCCCTGTACAAATAGTATAAGGTTTATCTGCAAAATTCCCCATAGCATCATACCACTGCCCCCCACTAAACACCGCATCACTCCCATCAAGATAAGCCTGCGCCGTGCTCGTCGTTTGCACTGCGTCATTCCCGTTGCCTGAGAGATCAGTAAGCTGGGTGAGGTATGTAGTATCCCCGTCAACTCTAAATCCGTCAGTCTGCATGCCGGGAACCCATAGGGCTGCAGGGTCAAGCTCCTGCAGATATTCCAAAGCCTGAGATTTATATTTCGGAGATCCCGCTGGGTACAGGTGCGTTTTCTGCATAGAAACCTTGTTAAACCCACATTTCCTAAACTCTGCTTTTCTCATATATTTTCCAACCCCTTTGTATTTTATGAATACCAGCCCTGTTTCACAAAGCGGACACAAAAAAGCGCCGGTTAGGGGGCTTGATTTAAAGTATTCTACGATTCTTCGGCCCTTTTTATGTCGGGCTCGATGAGCCGAATCAGTTCATCGTCAGAAATTTTGATAGGCATCTATGCGATTCTCCGTTTTCTCTTCCTGTCCTGTCGCGCCTGTGCGCTGTATCCGTGCCGTGGCTTGACTGGTTGGGCAAAGGTTAGGGCCAATGAGTCAAACTCATCCGTGGACCGAACCCCGCGTTTCTTCATGTCTTCCTTGCTCTCAAGTACAAGACGTTGACGCGAGTCGTACTTGAACCCCGGACCGCAAGCATCAGCCTGCAAAGAGTCAACATCTGGGATAGAAACCGGCTCCGCTTCGTCTTCCAGCCAGTCCCGCGCCTCTCCCCACATCTCAGCGCGTTTGTTCAAATATCTTTCGGGGTTAAATACATCCGTACTTCCGAAATTTACCGGGATGATGAACCGGCCAAATGGCATGTCCTTCACCTGGTCGTATATCGGCCCACCAAGCCCGCCAATATCGATGAACATCCAGTCTATGGGGTTCTCGGGATTGTCAGGCTCTTCAAACAACCGTCTGATCTCCCCAATGATCGCCTTGGTATCAGGTGTCTTGTAAATCTTCCCGGCCCAAGCAACACGCCCCTGCCGGTGGTAAAATGATGTTCTGTCCCCACCCCTGGCAGGATCAAGCCCGACAATGTGCGCCCCGCCCGGCTCCACGTCCGTTCTCTTGCGTGCGGCAAGTACACATCCCGGCGTGATAAATGGGTTTAGGCCCGTGACCTGAAAGGCTTCATGAGCGCAACACGGGTATTCCTGTTTGAAAAGTATTTCATCGCCAGAAAAATCATTGAGCAGCTTGAGCCTACGCCAAAGAATATTCCCCTTGGTCATGCCGTCATTTCGATACTCAGAAAGAAGCTTTTCTTCCTCCGGGGTCATGACGAAATCTTTGCCCGGGGAAGTGAAATATTCAGTTTGCCAGAACCAAGGAACAAAGATTGCTATGTATTCCGATAGCCCAGCCTCTGCTGCCTGCCAGCCAGGGAAGAACATCTCGTCGAACCCGTTGGCCGTGCTTTCCAGAATGATCTCTTCGGCGGCACTTGCGGCCTGGAAAACTCCCGTCTTGAGTTCCTTAACATTTTTCCAGAAGGCACACTCAGAGCCATGAAACAGGTCGATTGTGTCACTACGCCCAACAGCTCCCGAGCCTGCTGTCCCCAAGGAATATGCTGAATCCAGCTTGTCAAAGACCAGCTCTTTACGGTTAGAATGAGAGGTCGAAGGCTTGACTAGATCCGGGCAATTGTCATGGAACCGATTAACCATTTTGAACAAGTTGCTGGTTGCGTCTTCAAGATGGGTCAGAATAAAAGTTTTGAATCCAGGGGAGTGAGTCGTCTCGTGGTAAAACCTGCCCCCTATATATGTAGAGCACCCCTGCTGACGGCCCTTGAGGATGTATGCACGGACTTTCCCCGTTTCTCGCTTCTGTTCTTCCAGCCTCTTGTGGATATACCGTTGCGCCTTGTTCAGAACGAACTTTGCAGTCTTCCCACTCTTGCCATCAACCTCTTTCAGCCTGATTGTGAGGCACTTTTCAGCGTAGTGCGGGAAATCATCTCGCAAGCGTTGCCTTATGCGTTTCTCTTCAGCGTCCACCTAATCCAGTTCCTTCAATGCGTCTTCGTGAGAAATGCCAATAGTTCCAGAGTGTTCAGTCTCTTTCTTGTCGTGCCAGCCGAAATTCTTGAGCGCGAAAATTGCCCCTGTCGGCTTGTCTCCGCACAGGCGCATTTCATAAAAATGCTCAACGATTGCCTTCGCTCTTTTTACTGAGTAAGAAAACCCATCGTATTTTGCATACTCGTCAATGCTTGCGCGAGAGCAAAACCCAAGATACAGAGCAAGCCCTGTCCACGTCACGGGCTCCAAAGTGCCTTCGTTTGTACAGTGAGCAACATATTCATCAACCTT